ACAAAGGAGAATGGGCAGGAACGCCGATGCTGATGGAGCCTTGGCAGAAGGTAATCCTGCTGGAGGCGTTCGGCTGGATGCGCGAGGACGGCCTGCGCGTCCATCGCACGCTGTGGCTCGAGTTGGGTCGCAAGAACGGCAAGTCGGCACTCGCCGCCGCGCTTGGGGTGTACCTCCTCATCGCTGACGGCGAGCAAGGAGCGGAGGTCTACTCCTCGGCGACGAAGCGCGACCAAGCCCGCATCGTGTTCCAGTTCGCCAAAGAGATCGTCGCCCAGAGCCCCCGGCTCTCGGAATACATTAAGGTCCAGCGGACCAACATGAGCGTCATGCGTACCCGCTCAAAGTTTGAGCCCCTGAGTGCGGAGGGCGACACCCTGGATGGGCTTTCGCCCCACGGCAACATCATCGACGAGCTTCACTCTCACCGTGACCGCAATGTCTACGACAAGCTCATCACGGCCCAGGCGGCACGTCGCCAGCCGATGAGCGTGTGCATCACCACAGCCGGAATCTATGATCCAGAGCAGATAGGTTGGCAACTTCACGACCATGCGACCGCTCTGCTCAATAATACAGTTGAGGACGACTCGTGGTTCGTGTGGATCAGTGCGGCAGACAAGGACGACGATCCCTATGCCCTGGAGACGTGGCAGAAGGCGAATCCGAATCTGGGCGTGTCGATCTACCCCGGCTTCATTGAACAACGAGCGAGCGAGGCTCTATCCCAGCCCAGCAGCCTGAACGCCTTCTCGCGCCTTCACCTAAATCAATGGACCCAGCAGATTGAGCGATGGCTGGACATGACGCACTGGGATGCTTGCAATCATGAGGTCGACTTGGATGCGCTCGAGGGGCGCGAGTGCTATCTGGGCCTCGACCTCAGTAGCAAGCTCGACCTCACGGCCTTGGCCCTCATCTTTCCGCCAACCGACGACGACTTGTGGCGGCTGTCGGTGAACTGCTACATACCACGCGAGACGATGGCGGAACGCGAGCGCGTTGACCGCATCCCATACTCGACGTGGGAACGCGAAGGCTGGATTACGCCCACGGAGGGCGACGTGATCGACTACACTTGGATTGAGAAAGACATTCTAGAACTCAGTGAACGCTTCAACGTGCAGGAGGTTGCCTACGACCCCTGGTCAGCCCAGCAGACGGCGCTTCGGGTCAGAGACGATATTGGCATCCCGGTCGTCCCCATCCGCCAGGGCTTTATGTCGCTTTCTGAGCCAACGAAAGAGTTCGAGCGTTTGGTCGTCAGCGGGAAGCTGGCTCATGGCGGTAACGCATGCCTTGCTTGGCAAGCCGCGAACGTGGAACTGCGGCACGATCCAGCAGGAAACATTAAGCCAGATAAGAGCCGACAGACCCACAAGATCGACGGCATAGCCGCATCCATCATCTCGCTTGCCCGCGCATCCCTGTGGGACGGCGGTAGCGTCTACGAGGAGGAGGGGATACTCGTCTTATGAAACTCGACTTGCGCGATGTTCACATCTATGGCGGTATGATTCTGATCGCCATCGGCACATTCGGCCTCACGGGCTGGGAGGGGGCGCTGATCGCCCTCGGCTTCGTTGGCCTCTACCTTGGCACCTATAGGATGGGGAGGTTGTAATGGGCATTTTCGCCGTACTCGAGGAGCGGCAGACGCCAGGACCGCTCGACGACTTTTGGTACGAGCCCATCAGTAAGTGGCAGGACCAGGCAGAGGTCAGCCCACACGAGGCGCTGAGTTCGACGCCCGTCTGGGCGGCCGTCAACCTCATCGCGGGCACCATCGGCTCTCTGCCGCTAGTGCTCTATCGCGAGTTGGAAAATGGGGGGAAGGAGCGTGCCGGGGATCTGCCGTTATATGACCTCCTCCGCTGGCAACCCAACGGATTCCAGACGGCTGTCGAGTTCATGGAGATGGGTCAAGGCCATCTGTGCCTGAGGGGAAATGCCTTCTTCCGGCTGGAGACAAACCGCGCCGATGAACTCATCGCGATCGTCCCTCTGCACCCTGACAGGATGAAGCTAAAGTTACTCAGTGATGGTGTAATTGAGTATCACTACAAGAGCGGCATGAAAGCTGCTCGCGTCTTCTCGTCCGAGGAGATCCTCCATGTGAAGGGGCTTTCGAGCGACGGCCTCATAGGTTACAGTCCCATCACGATGTCGGCTGGCAGCATCGCGCTGAGTAAAGCGGCGGAGCGCTACGGCTCGCGATTTTTTCAGAACTCTGCGACCCCGAGTGGGATCTTATCGCATCCCGGAAAGCTCAAGCCCGAAGCGCGGAGCAACATCAAGAAGTCCTGGCAGTCCGCGCACGGTGCGGGCAAGCAACACTCGGTCGCGTTACTAGAGGAGGGCCTGTCCTGGACCGCGCTATCGGTGACGCCCGAGGAGGCCCAGTTCCTTGAAACGCGCAAATTCCAAGCCGAAGAGATTTGCCGCCTTTTCAACGTCCCACCTCATCTCTTGATGTTGCTTGACAGATCGACCTTTTCTAATGTGGTGGAGCAAAATAAATCCTTCGCAATAAATTGCGTTCGACCTTGGGCAATCCGCTGGGAACAGGCGATCCGAAAATCGATACTTGAGCGATTTGGCGATAGCTCTTTGTTCACCGAGTTTGATATGGACGCCCTGCTCCGGCCCGACACAATGGCACGGGCACAGGCGAACGCTATTCTGCTCCAAAACGGAGCACTCACTATCGACGAGTGGCGGGCTCGCGAGAACATGAACCCGCTCGACTCACGTGCTGGCGAGGTCCACTGGATGCCGCTCAACATTGCTCCGGTGGCGGTAGCCGAGGCGGGTCCAGGCGAAGACGAAGCGGCTAGCCAACTACGCAACGAACTCAGGAGCAAGCACGTCGAGGTTGACGACAGCTTTGGCCTGCGCGAACTCCGCAGTTTATCTAATCGCCGTAGGATCGCAGAGGCGACGAGGCCGCTGATAGAAGATGCCAGCCAGCGATTACTGAAGCGCGAGGTCAAAGCCGTGCAGCGGATGATGAAAAAGCAACTCACAGGCATCACGCCCGATCGTGAATTGCGTGGCACGGATGGGCTTCACAGCGACCTTGAGGAGTTCTATCACGGCGAGTTCACGGAAGTGATTGCAGAGGCGATGCTCCCAGTGGTGCGATCCTATGCCCGCGAGATCTATACGCAGGCGGCACTAGAGGTGGGCTTTCCGCCCGAGTTCACGCCAGAACTCGAGGAGTTTATTAAGGGCTACGTTGCCGTTTCGGCGGCGCAACACGCCAGGACATCCCGCCAGGAGCTACAGTCCATCATCAGCACTACGAGCTTCACCGAGGTGCTAAACGCTTTAGAGTTAAAGCTCGCCGAGTGGCTCGATAAGCGAGCGCAGAAGATGGCCAGCCGCCAGACGACTGAGGGCAATGGTGCCTTCACGAAGTTCGCTTATGTGGCGGGGGGCGTCATCAGCTTGCGCTGGGTCACGGCAGGGAGCGCGACGTGCCCGTTCTGCAAAAAGCTAAACGGAAGGAACATCATCGCGTCAGGAAACTTCCTAGAGGCCGGGACGGCCTTTGATACTAAAGAAGGCAGGCTAAAGGTTCCAAGAAACGTAGGCCATCCGCCAGCGCATCCCGGTTGCGATTGCTTTATATCACCCGGCACATAGAGAGGGAGACACGGACATGAAAATCGAACGACGAGACTATAACCTCGAGGGCCTCGAGGTTCGCGAGACTGAAGAAGGAGCCAAGACCATCAGGGGGCTTGCCCTTCCTTTTAACCGAAACTCTGCGGACCTCGGTGGGTTCATTGAACGCATTGAGCCGGGAGCCGTCGCGGTGGACGACACCGACGTGGTGATGCTATGGCAACACGACTCAACGGACCCGATCACCCGACAATCAAGCGGGCTGGAGCTTGAGGTTCGGAAATCCGGGATATGGTTTGAGGCACAGGCCAGCGACTTTAGTGACCGCCAGCTTGACCTGCTCCAGCGCGGGGTCGTGAAGAGCATGAGCTTTGGCTTTGTGACCGTCGAGGACGATTGGGAGCAGGACTCGAAGCCCGTCAGAAGGACGCTCAAGCAGATCGACCTGCGTGAGATCAGCCCCGTAACGTGGCCCGCCTACAAACAGACGAGCGTGGCGGTACGCAGTGCCCAAGAGGCTGGCATCGACTTGCGTGTCGTGCCAGACAACATCAGCACGGCAGTCGACGAGGACCGCCGCACCCCGTGGGAGCGGCCTAGGCTAGAGGACTTCACCTCCGAGCAGTGGTCGGACCTCAGCGATGAAGAGCGCGATGACATAGCGGGCCACTTCACTTGGTCGCCCACAATGCCACCAGACAGCTTCAGCGAGCTATCGCTGCCGCACCATAGGGCGAGTGACGGCAAGGTTGTCTGGCGCGGCCTGACGGCCGCTGCGGCGCGATTAAACCAGACTAACGTGCCGGAGTCGGCGCTTTCGGCGATACGAGCCCACCTGGCGGCGCACTACAGGGCGTTCGGTGAGGAAGCCCCATGGGAGAGGAGTGCGCCGGACGAAACGATGCGGCGCGAGCGGCTGCGGCTGGTGACGGTCGACCTATAACGAAAAAGGGGCCACCCCAAAAAGGGTGGCCCCGCAGGCATCCGCAGGCAAAGCCCGCAGGCACCCCTCAGGCTCCCTCTTGGTTAACGATACGAAAGGTGTCGAAGTCGATTCTGCTGGTGCCGTAGCCGCCATACTTATACTCCCAGGTTGCGTGGGCCTTGATGGCCTTGATGGTTGCTCGGGCTGAGTTGCCAAGCCCCGTACCGCAGTCCCATCCACCAGAGTTTCCGTAGAAGTCTGCATCGCTTAGTAGCTCATGGACATCCTCATGCTCAAGGTCGATCCAGACGTGTCTCTTGGTTTCCTTTATTGCTGGCGGTGTCGGTAAGTCTCGCTCTTCGTGGTCATCGTAAAAGAAGCGGGGGATTCGAATAGTCACCGTCTCAGGCCCCCTCCGTGTCGACGAGGAAAGACCGTGCTTCTTCGATGGGCAGATCGTTGAGGATCGTGCCGTCTGGGTGCGTTCCTGCGATAGATTTTCTAATGTCGGATTCGGATAGGACAGCGTCTCCCGTTGTGTAGTATCCCGTTCGCTGCCAGAAGAAGAGACCGCCGTTCGGTTTGCTGACGATGAAAGTCTTGCGGAGCATCTTCTTCGCTTCAGCGATGGTGGGACCGTCTATGGACGGGGTTGGCCTGTAAGGATCGTCCGAGGGTGGGATGTGAAGAAAGTTGAGGCACCCTTCTTCGTTCTGTTCAATTTCCAGATACTTGGCGTCCTGTAGTGCTTCGACGAGTCCTTCCGAACACTGATAAGCAACGAAATCTCTGCGTTCTTCGCTCGTCAGGTTGAGCCAACCGTTGCGTAGTGCTTCCATCGTATCTCCTAACTGAAGGTTGTTAATCATAGACTGAATATGGGGGCATATGCCCTGAGCACAAGGGGGTGGCCCACGATTGCGAGCGAGCCGGTGTTGACCAGCGGGCGGTGCCGCCCTAGATTGTTCCCAGGATATCAGGAGAGGGTGACGGGGGCGGACGGCCCACGAAAACCGATAACCCTTTCAGGACAGTGCGTGACGCTCGGCGAGCGCGACTGCCCGTAGCGTACCACATGGTTCACGTGGTGCTGGGGCAGCCAAGTTTTCCCCCGGCACACCAACCGGGGAAATTTATGGACATTCGCGAGAAGGCGCGTGAGTTGAAGGCTCAGTGCGAAGAGCTTTTGGGCACCGCCGAATCCGAGGATCGCACCCTGAGCGAAGACGAGCAAAAG